TTAAAGCGTCTTGATAGCTTAACCCCCGTGTAGCTTGAAGATAAGGTATTTGTTCCCGTATAATAGGCTCTACAAGAGAGTGGAACTGCTGAAGGTCAGCGTCTGAAGAGCTAGAGTGTGTGTCTAGATTACCGCCAAAGTCAGAACGGCTAAAAGATTGTTCTTTAGCTACAACATTGTATCCATAGAAAGAACTTAAAGCTGCTGATAAGTCCTCAGTAGATGTTAAATCTTTTACAGAAGAATAGGCTTGTTGGGTTTTATCTACAGTAGGTTTTAACCCAAAGCCGCTTAAATAAGCAGGGGCATCTCCTACAAAACCACGGTACTCTTGTTCACTAAGTACACGGGTAGGGCTATAGTCTACTTGACCACCACCAATACCTCCTTCACCGCCAATAATATCTATATCAACTAATGTTCCTACATCAGAAAATGCTTTTTCAAATGCATTGTCATAGTAATTATCTACCTCATCTACATCATTAATATTAGCATAGTTAGCACCACCGGATAAAGTATCACGGTATTCAAGGAAAGGATTAGCAAAGGAAGAAAAAGATTCAGCCATTATTTACCCCAAGTAGCCATGGTTTTAATACCAAAACTTGCAGCTATAGCACCGCCTAGGAAGGCTTTGTAGTAATCAGGCATAGTAGACAATACAATAAATCCTTGTTCAACGTAGGGAACCATAGAAGGTATGAAAGCACCTATCAATGGGAGACTTAAAACTACAGCAAACCATTCATCTTTCCATGAGGTCTGTGAGGCAGCAGCTTGTTGAGTTTCCCAATCACCGTCATTTGTAATATGGCGTAGCTTGGATTCATGTATTGCTTGCTTTTCAGAAGCTTTATTTTTAAGGAAAGTACCAGCTAAGTTAGCTATAGGCCCAATGAGAGCTTGTAACACTGTACACTCCTTAAAGATAAAGCTAAGGGGCTACCTAAGTAACCCCCAGCTAAACAGTTGTTACTTAGGAACAACCAAGGTAAGACCAGCTTCAGGACGTAGTACAGCAGTACCGTACAAAGTATCTGAAGTAAACAAGTTAGCAAGGAATTCTTGCTTGTACTGAGTCTGTGAACGTACACCTACTTGCTCTGCAAAAGTCAAAGCATCACGGTGTAACAATAGAGCACCTAAGCTATCTATAGAAGAAGCACTGTTATTACCAGCAGTTTCAACTACAGGGCAGTTAGTGCTGACATAGATGTCAATACCATATAGCTCACCAATCTGACCACCTGTTACTTTGCCGTTGTTAACAAAGTCAGAACTAACGTAACGGTCAATACCCATGATTGTGTTACGAACTGAAGGAGGTACAATAAAGCTACGTCCGTCCATAGGTACGTCTTCATCGTCCAGCTTCTGAATCAGTGCTCTAAAGCCACCGTCAGTAAAGATGTCAGCAGCAACTACAGTATCAGCTACATAAGTAGTTAAGGTAGCAGCGCCGTTGTTAATAAAGAAAGTACCGCCATTGTTTAGGTAAGTAGTACTAGAAGTACCAGAAGCACCTAGACCAGTAGCCAAGCTGTGTAGATCTGTGTCTACCTTAGTAGCTAGAGCGTAACCAGCGTCCTCTGTGTAGAACTGACGTAGTGAGCTAAGAGCCTGTACATCTGTAATATCTTCAATCAAACGTGAGTATTCAAAATGCTTATCAATAGCAATCTGTACTTCGCCTTCAGTATCTGCCTGCACTGTTACAGCAGTCTTAGTTACTTTAGCGTGTGCAGCGCCACGGTTAGGCTTAGGCACATGGATTGTGTCGCCTTTCTTGCCTGACATAGACATCTTTTTGACTAGGTTTGCTAGTACAAGGTTCTTCTTGTATGCAGCAATAATCTCGTCACTCCAAATTTCTGGAATGAAAGTAGCTGCACTTGTGTTGTTTACAAACCCGCCGGTTGCGGGATATGTGGAATCAGTCATAATAAATATCTCCTAAGATATATAATTAGCGTACCCTTTTCTCTGCGTATGCTTGCAATATTTCTGGTGCAAGCTGTGCGTATCGGTCAGGGTCTTTTTGCATAAGGTTAATAATGTCTGCGCGTCTATAGATCTTCTTTGAAGCTGGTTCACCGCTACCACGGGGATTACCTGTACTAGCAGCTTTTGCAGATTGTTTACGAGCTTGTTGCTCTACTTCAGCAGTCTGTTGTACTATGTTCTGTCGCTCTTTCCAATTACTGAAAAGTTCATCTGCGGCATCGGTGTTGTACTGTTGATCTGCTTCCACAAACAATCTAGTCCTAGTTGGGGATGCTTGAATCCACTCAGCAAACTTTGTATCCTGTAGAATAGCTTCCATCTCTGGATGCTTACCCTTCAAGGTAGCCATTGCATTGCTCTGGCGGTACTGGTTTGTGACTGCTTCAGCTTCCTTTATCTTAGGATGGTTCTGAATCGCTCTATTTACAGCCTCATTAGGGTCTGTAAAGAAGTCTATTTCTTCGTCTTTTTGTTCCGGTGCTTGTTCTGGTGTGAGTTGTGTCTGGATATAAGAGTCTACAACTTTTCTCAATTCACCTACTTCAGAACTTTGCCTACCTAGTAGCTTTTCAGCTTCTTGGTGCATCTGTGCTAGTTCCGATACAGATTTGTTTTGATACTTGTCTGGAAGTTCAGTTTCCTGTGTAGGAGTTACCTGCGCTTCTTGCTCAGTAGAATCAAACTCATATTCATTGAGTCCTTCTTCCGCTGCTTGTTGCTCTTGTTCCTGACGCTCAGGATCTATAATCTTAGCCATTATTAACTCCGTACCTTAGTATTATGGAGAACTTTATTATAACGGAAGGGTTAAATACCTTGTTTCCGTTCGTATGCGATTTGTGCCTTCCTACGTTTAGCCCACTTGTCATAGGCATCAGGGAAGTCTCCACTAATACCTTCTAACTTGGATCTCACAGGAGACACAATTCTATTTGCGTCTAAGCCACAGTTGCACCTACTAACTGTGACATCTGACTTTACTAAATCTTCAAACTTATGCCCGTCAGGACATCTAAAATCAAATAATCTCATCTTGTTCTACATCTTCGTCTTCTTTAGACTCTAATGCTTGCTGTTGTGAACTATCAATTTGTGTTTCAAGATTAAAGAGTGTACCTAAGATAGCTAACTGACCTTTACGGAAGTAAAGATTATTAACATCTTCAGTTAACTCTACTGAGTTGATGTTTTCAACATTACCTCTTAAATCTGAGATTAGCTGTTTCCAGCCTTCTGACCTAAACATCGCAAAGTAATTGTCAAAATATGTTTCTAACTCTTGATTCATTGTATTTTACCTTTAAGTTAAAGAATACCTAGTGTACTTCATAGTACCTATACATTATATCATACTTTTTAGTAAATGTCAAGAGTTATTTTAATTAATTTATAATTGTGTATAGTAAGGCAAAGATAGCCACAGGTACTATAATCACAGCTATTAAGATAATCACCCCCGCTTCTTTAAGCTCTTTTATCCTAGCTTTGCGTTTAGCAATAGCTTTGTTAATTTCATTCTGTCTAGCAACTCTAGCGTCAGCCATAGCTTGCATAGCGTTGTCCCACAGATGAGAGTTTCCTGAGACTAAGAATATATCCTTAATTTCAGAAAGAGTATCATTTATCTGTTTTTGTGTTAGCTGATGCTGTATAGCCTCCGATGCAGACAGAGATTGAGTGTTTTTAATTTTCTGTAGATCGTGCTGCGCCTCCCCTAGAGCACCAAGGAAGGAACTGATCTGTTGAATATCTGAGGTAGCCCCTGCTACTTTGTTTAAGGCTGAAGTAGCAACGTTTACCGTACTAACGATGGCTGCTAATTCAAGTATCATTAGCGCCCCCTAGAAGCCCCTGATGCCTTAGGTTTTGATCTTTTCTGGCTCATCATTTGTTTGGTTTTGTTCTTCTTTTTTGGTGGTCTACCTTTAATAGAACCGTATGTGCCTGTACCATATGGCATAATAATCTCCGTTATACTGTTAAGTTTACTGTCTGTGAGGATGAACTAACATTACGGACACTTACAACACCATTAGCGTACTGATAGTACACAGTACGGTAGATTGTAGTATCTATAGTCTCCATCCCATTCCCTAGGTCTTTAGCCCCTGTTTGTCTAGTCTGTGTGTCTACATAACTGTTCAATAGAACGCTAGAGGAAGACACCGCAGGAGATACTAGTGCTACCATCTAAGACCTTCTAGACTTAGCACCAGAACATTTCCAACGCTTTCTTGATAAATTGTTTGGTGTATTAGGATCATTCTGTTTTTCTTTAGACAGACGCTTCTTAATACCTAGGCTACGGGCGCAATAACTGTCGCCTTTGTTAGTTCCCGGCTTAACTCTAGAACCACCTCCTTTAGCTGGGCCTGCTTGCCCATAGCTAACTTTTTTACCAGCAGCAGTAATTTTTACTTTAGCTTTACCCTTTCTAGCTCTTGTTCCTCCAGATGCTCTAGCCATTAAGCTGCCTTTTTAGCAGTCTTTAGAGTTTTCTGTTTCTCAGTAGAACAGTTACAAGCTTTAAGTTCTTTAATAGTTTTCTCTAGCTCTTCAAACTTAGCATTGACTTGAGTTACTATCTCAGACAATTCATTCCTAGTTACTACCATTAGTAGGTACTCCTTGTAGTTGCAGCGGTGCTTGTTGTTGTTGTGGCTGCGGGGGTTGCTGTGGTTGTGTAGGCTCTTGTGTAGGAGTTCTAAGGTCAATCTCCTTCTCTTTTAGCATTGTCTGAGCTATCTTCATCCTACGCTCAAACTCTTTATCATCCTGATCCCCTACCTTTAGATTAGCTGTAATAGCCTTAATCTTGTCTATCTCAAGCTCCTGTGGCAGTAGCTGTGTCTCTACAGAGATCTTCTGTGCTCTTGACTGTGACTCCTGTGCTTGACCTGACAAGGCATCTGTCTGAGACTGCTGGAAGGCCATCTGTGCTTGTTGTGCAGCTTGTTGCATTTGTTGCTGTTCAGGAGTAGGCTGTGAGGCTTGCTCTGCCTGTTGCATCTTAGAGATAAGTTCTTCACGGTTAGACAAGTTCATGTTATCAATAATAGATTGTAACAAGGTGTTGTATACTGGAGACTCTTGAGGCATTGTCTGTAGCAATTGTACAAGCTGTGTTACCTCGTACTCACGGGCAATAATACCTAGAGTAGATGTGGTGTTAAACTTGTAGTCCTTAACAGGATAGTTCTCAGGGTCAAACTGCATATATCTGCAAGCAGCTTTTTTAACAAAAGGAATTAGGAAGGACTGTTGGAAGTTAATCAGTGTACGCTTGTGACGCTTAATTATTGCACCTAGGGACATACTGATACCAGCAGCCGTAGCGTCACCATTGATACTACCTGCAATACCAGCGGAGTCTATAGCACCTGTAGCAGTCTGCACCATCTTCTGTAGTTCTGCTGCCTGTACAAAGGTAATGTCACTTACGTTACCAAAGTTAAACGGAAATAGTGCAGTTCTAGGATCACCATTAGTTAAAAGTATCTTTCCGGGTTTAACTTCCGGTCTGGAGCCTCTAGGGAGCCTTGTAGCGTCCATACCCATCATAGGGTGTACTGTAAGGGCCAGTGCGTCAATACGTGCTCTAAGCTCAGTATCAAGGGCTTTCTGGCTATTGTAACCTTTCTCACATACACCACGCCCCCAGAACCTACTAGGTACTATATCCCAAGGGAATGCTACAACAGGTCTATCCTGCATCATGTAGGGGTTTTCTTCAGCTTTTAGTAGGATGCCTCCGTTAGCGATAACAACAATAGCTTCCACAAAGTATCCATCTTCTTCACTTTCGTCATCGTCCTCTTTACTTTCTACTTCAATGTCAGCAATATCTTCATCTTCACCAAGCATTGCTTCCTGCTCACCTATCTTTAAGAGGTAGCGTGGCACTAGACCGTAGTACTTAGTTAGGCGTACTTTGTCTTCATCAAAGGACGTAAGGTCTTGATCTGGCTCAATGTCGTAATCAGTGGACGATTGGCCTACATAGATGTCTCTGTATATGCCTTGTTCCTGCAATTGTTGGACTTGGTGACGGGGTACAAACTCATCTACAGCTACACCCAGAGCGTCCTCAATGGAGGTAGCTACAGGGTCTATAAGGAAGTTCTGAGGCATTACAGGGCGTAGTTTGACTACAGTACGGTCAGTAATGTTTACACCTACAGCCTGTAGCTCTCCACCCATAACAGGCTGAGTAGCTGGAGCCATCTCTTTTATATCCTCAAGTATTATTTCACCAATACCTGTACCAAATACAGCACTATTGATAAGACATTCACCTACACTCTTGCGTAAGCCTACCTTCTCAAAGTCCTCATGCAGCTTTTTCCGTAGATATACAACGTCCTCAGTCTCTTGGTCAGCTAAATCATCGGTAATATCAAAGTAGCTACCACGGCCAAATGTAGCTTCCTCTATTTCAGCTACACTGGACTCTACAGCCTGCTGTGTAGCGGGGCTAATGATCCTAGAGCGTTCACTTTTACGCATAGAGTCTTCGGAAGCCCACTGACCACGCCATAAACGGTAGTATTCTTCAAACCTATCTGAGTAATTAGACTCATAATTGTCACGCCAAGAGTCACACTTAGCCATTATCCAATCTTCTAGGTGTTCGTCAGTTGACAGTACGTCATTATCACCGTAGTCCATTATTTTTTACCTGTTTTGGCTGCTTTTTTAAACTGTGCGGCTGTAGGAGCGCCTTTGCTGCCTACTTTACGCATCTTTTCATTGGAACCCGCTGCAATACGTTTACGTTTAGCATGAATGTTGTCGTATAATCCTTTGTTAGCCATCTTAATATCCTGTTACTGTGTCTAATACTTCAAGATCATTAATCTCAAAGTCATATGTGTATGCTACTCTAGCTAATTGATCTATGTAGGCTACTGAGTCCACAAGGTCATCATGTGTTAAGGGGTCTGGGAACTGAAACAGTTGATCCATAAACCTAGTGTTCCACTCACCTTTACCTAAAGTGATCTGACCGTTCTCAAACCTACCCTGTA